GGATCGCCGATTCCGTAAAAGCCTTGTGGGGAGACAAAATACACCGCCGAGTCCGTAGCAACTCTACGGGGGAATGAACAATGCGTAAGTTCTGGGAAGACATGAAAAACGACCCTGATCCTATCTGGATGCAGGTTCTGGGTTACATCGCCATGATCTGCTTGTTTGTAGGGATGGTGATGCTATGAAGTTCTGGCGTTTTTATAAGTGGTATAGAAGTGAAGGCAAGTCAATTTTTCTATCAATCAAACTAGCAATGGAGAAGTTATGAATACAGGTATCGTCAACATTCGGGGCAAGGAGTACATGACCGTTGCCCTGCGAGTCCAACAGTTCCGTGATAAGCATCCTATGTGGGCCATTGAGACCCATGTAGAAGACCGCACCGAGGAGTATGTGGTCATGCGCTGCGAAATCTCTAATGAGGAGGGCCGCATCCTGGCTACCGGCCACGCAGAGGAGTTCCGCAAGTCCTCTCAGATTAACTCTACATCTGCCCTCGAAAATGCGGAGACGAGCTGCATCGGGAGAGCGTTAGCGTCACTTGGCTTTGGCGGGTCGGAATTCGCATCCGCCAACGAAGTCCAGAACGCCGTGGCCCAGCAGAAACCCCGTGGAAACATTGACAAGGCTCTGGAGGCTATCTCTAAGGCTGAGTCCATGCCTATCCTCAAGACTGTATATGAGGCCGCTACACGGGCGTTTAAAGACCCAGAGGATCTGGTCAAGATCACCGAGGCCAAGGACAAGCGCAAAGCGGAGTTGGCGTGAGACTAGAGTTCGACGGGGAGTTCCCCCGTTGCTTTAACTCACGGGAGGAGTTTAAGGCTTGGGTTCAAGCGGCCAGAGGCTCCTCCCCCAGGGCTGGGTTCTGCACCGACTGTACGAAAGAGTACCAAGCTCGGATGGTTAAAGAGAGCCGGTGTCAGTACCCAGAGGTAGAGTTCTACGACTTTGAGATGGATAAAGATGGTTACTTTCCAAACAGATACTTTCACATTAAAAGACTTCATGGAGAGAAAGGGCTTGACGAGGAACAACGCCCAGAAAGCCTTGAAGCAGATGGTTATGGACAACAGGCTCTCCGTTGGGCGCAAGAAGGGGACGAGGAACGGGAAGACAGCCGGTTTTGAAGAGAATGTCTATGCATGGAATTTCAATGAGTTTTACAACAATCCATTCAACAAGGGGAAGAAATGAGAAACGAAGAGATTTTTAACTTAGCGGAGACCCACGGCTGGCTGGATGATTTTGGCCGCTGGAATTTTAAGGACGAAGGGCTCATTGGCTTTGTGCTTGAGTTGCTAAGTCTTGAGACTAAGCCAGAAACCTCAACAGTAAGCGGGAAGCAAGAGCCTGTGGCGTGGAGAGAGGTGGCTGGTAAGACTACGCACTACTACGACTACAACGAGCAGGGGCGGGGCGAGCCTTTGTATGCCGCACCTGTACACGCCAGCGACATATCGCAAGAACGTGTCGATGAAACGGCAAAACGTAAACATAAGTGGGTTGAAATGCAATGCCCCTGCGGTCACAAAATGTACGTGAAATACAATGCCCCTGCGGTCACAAAATGTACGTGAAATACACTGGGCGTGAATGGGTTGGGCTGACGGATGAGGAAATCGCAAGTCTTGTTGAGGACGAAGATTGGTACAACTACCCAGAAGACTTTGTTTGTACTGTACAGGCGAAACTAAAGGAGAAGAACACATGATTGGAGAAAAACAAGTGTACGGAATCCGTGGAGGCTTGGCGCACGATGCTGGGTCTGGGTCTTTTGTTTCATGGGACAACACAAAGTGCAACCCATTAGCACCAGCCAGAGAACAGGCACGAAGCGCATGGGAAGACGGGTATGCCAGCGCAAAGCGTGAATGGGTTGGGCTGACGGATGATGAGATTTACGACTACGCCGATAAGTTTCTTTATCAGCACGGTAGTAACTATGGAATCAAGTCTTTCGGAAAAGCCATCGAAGCCAAATTAAAGGAGAAGAACACATGATTTCCTTTATTGCCGCATACTTATTGTGGGCTAATGACGCTGGGTGGCTATGGTGGTGTCTTTGGCTTATCCTTGCCGCCTCTAACCTTTTATACACTATCGCAACCGCAAAATGACTGATCCCGCCATCTACCTAATTAACATCAAACACGCCACCAAAGAACTAAACGAGTTCTTGGCTAACGCCCACACGCCTGACAACGTAAGGCTGGCCGAGATCCTAGTTCTGGCTAAAGAAATCGAGGAAGACGCAAGAAACCTCAAAGCCTGGGCAATAGACCTAAACCTGAAAGGAAGCGAATGAGCTGCTCAACTGTATTCGGATGTCTGTCCGACAAACCAATCTCCTCACGGGAAATCGAGGAGATGACCAACATGAAGCGGGCGTACATCTCGTCCTGCCTGGTAAGGTTCGTTAAGCAAGGGAAAGTAACAAAGACTCAGGTCGACGCTACCAACTCTTTAGGGCCGAGGAAGGTTTATGTATATACATTGTGTACACCATTGCAGGATAAGTAAAAAGGTGATATAAAGGGGGTGGGACATTGCGCCCACTTCTCCTTGCCCTCACAGGGGCTTTGAGGGCTGGCTCACAAGGCTGGCCCTCTCCTTTTCTAAGGATGCAAATGAAAGGCCCAACGATTCTAATTGGCTTGCTAGGCAAAGATTCCGAGATGGTTAAAGGGGAAGGACTCCTAGAGAGCGAATGTCCCCTGGCGACTCAAGACGAGACCATTAACAAGGGAAACAAGCAGAAGGCTATCCTGATGGCAAAGTACGGCCCAGCAGAGTCTAAAGAGACCTGCGGGAACTGCGAATACGGCAAGAAACTGGAAAACTGCGGCCTGAAGAAGGGCGAGATTTTCTGCGAACAATTTGAGTTCAAGTGTTCCGACAAGAACGTCTGTGACGCTTGGGAGCCGATGGAAGAGGAAGAAGATTGACTTACTTCCTGCCAGTCCTCCTAATGTGTCTGGCAGACGGGTGCAAGTTCTATGCAGGCCCACCACAGGCAAGTGAAGCAAAATGCCAAGAACGACTAGAGTGGATAAAGCCTAAGTTAGAGAATAGCGAAGTAGTAAAGGCTTACCAGATGAGTTGTATACAAATTCAACTTGGGAGGAACATCTGAATCGTGAGGTTCGGTTGTTGCACACACCCTCCCACCCCAAGGAGTAACCATGTTCGCAAGTAAAGCCCAGGCTCGTTTTATGTACGCAGCCGCTAAAGACCCAAAGATGGCCAAGAAGCTCGGAGTACCCCAGAAAGTGGCCAAGGAGTATGTCAAAGAAGGCCAGAAGTCTATGAAGAAACTGCCGGAGAAAAAGAAATGAAAGCCATCTGGGACAAGAAACGGCCTAAAAGTCTGGGCAAACCTGACGCTCTGTCGCCTAAAGAAAAGAAGTCTGCAAAGGCTATGGCCAAGTCTGCTGGACGGCCCTACCCGAACCTTGTAGACAACATGAGAGCTGCAAAGAAGAAATGAAGATCCGAGAGGCCGCTAAGATCCTTGAACGCATAGGTGTCGAGGGCTACAACAAACCCAAGCGGACTCCCAGCCATCCTACTAAGTCTCATGTAGTAGTCGCTAAAGAAGGCGACAAGGTAAAAACTATCAGATTCGGGCAACAAGGCGTTTCTGGCTCCCCTGCTAAGAAGGGTGAGTCCGAGGCAAACAAAGCCCGTAGGAAATCATTTAAAGCCCGCCACGCCCAGAACATCGCCAAGGGAAAGATGTCTGCGGCGTACTGGGCCGACAAAACGAAATGGTGATAAATGGCTGACTTAAGAGCGCCAGATCAAAACAGGCTACTTGGTGTCCTAGCTGACCTACTAAGAGGTAGGGAGCAGACACAAGCCCAGATTGGGTCTACGGGCATGGGTGCGCTCATGGATCTCATTCTGCCAAGCTCACGGACCGTAGAGAAGTTGTCTTATGGCGACCCTCTTTTCCGTATGCCAACACAGTCCAACATCCCGATTACTGCCGACAAAGAATACTTGGCCGAGACTCTAGCCTCGATTCCTGTCGCTGGTGGAGCAACCACAAAACTCTCCAATAAAGCCGCAGACGAACTTGTAAGGCTCATAACCCGCAACCCAGAGGCAACGGCTCCTGCTGCGCTAGAGGCTGCTGGTCAGATGGCTCCGCTTTCTAGGATATTTAGTCCACAACAAGTAAAACCATTTATCCCAGAAACAAAGGCTCTTGATGATTCTGGTAACCCAATCATGGTTTATCACGGAACAACTCAGGCTAAAAATTTAGAAAAAGAAGGAAAATTTGGCTCTTGGAGGTCTGCTTGGTTTACGGATAACCCAGATGTTGCCGGGACTTACGCAAAAGGGCGTTCTGAATTTGGGTCTCCTAAAGGGCGTGCTATTTTTCCATCTTATTTAGATATGAAAAATCCTTTTGTGGTCGACGCACGGGGAAATTCATGGAAATCAGTCCCTGCGGTACTTCCTAACGAAGGAGGCGATGAACTTTATTACAGTACTGACAAGTTGGCTAAATTTGCCAGAAACAATGGTTACGACGGACTTATTGTCAAAAATGTGTTTGATCCAGGAAGCGGAAGGATGCCAACTGCCGCTGAAGGCGATCTTAAACTGACCGGTACAACTTATGTTGTTTTTGACCCAGAAAAACAAGTCAAGTCTGCCGTTAGTGACCAAGAATTTTTGCAAAGTCTACTAGCACCTTAAACTACTGTATAATTATTCAGTACTACCGAACAACCAATAGGATTCGGACAATGGAAACCAACAAAATACAGGAAAATATTGCCGCCGGACTTCCTCCCGCTGCTGGGATGGGTAGACCTAAAGGCGTTCCTAACAAGTCAACTGCTATCGTAAGAGAGGCTATTGCAAACCTGCTAGAGCGCAACTCTGAGCAGATGGATGGCTGGCTTCAGCGGGTTGCCGAGGGTGATCCTGTAAACGGGATTAAACCAGCACCAGACAAGGCTCTGGACATCATGCAGAAGCTCTGCGAGTACCACATCCCTAAACTGGCTAGAACTGAAGTAACTGGCAAAGACGAAGGCCCAGTACAGATTGCAGTCGGATGGCAGAAGTAAAGCAAGTCACTATTCCGTACAGACCTCGTGAACAACAACTTATCTTGCATGAGAAGGTTGATGCTCACAGATTCAGCGTTGCGGTCTGCCATCGAAGATTCGGCAAGACTGTTGCAGCCATCAACCAGCTTATTAAGGCTGCGATGGAGTGCGACAAGGAGTCCCCAAGGCTGGCTTACATCGCCCCAACCTACACCCAGGCCAAGCGAGTAGCGTGGGACTACTTACTAAAGTACACAGCACCACTAGAAGCAAGACCGAACATCACGGAGTTGCGGGTAGATTTCTGGGACAGAAGGATCTCGCTCTACGGAGCCGATAACCCAGATAGTTTGCGTGGAATTTACTTGGACTTCGTTGTGATGGACGAGGTCGGAGACATGAACCCGAAGATTTGGAATGAGATCATCCGACCTGCGCTGGCTGACAGACAAGGTAAAGCTCTCTTTATCGGAACGCCTAAAGGTGCGAACCATTTTAAAGACCTTAGGGACAGGGCGGAGATTGAAGAGGGCTGGACGCTGCTGGAGTTCAAAGCATCGCAGACTGGGATCGTGGCTGAAGAAGAACTTAAAGCGGCCAAGAAAGAGATGGGCGACGACAAGTATGCCCAAGAGTTTGAGTGTAGCTTCCATGCAGCGGTCGAAGGTTCGTACTACGGGCAGATCCTCAACAAGGTTGAAGAAGACGGCCAAGTATGCGAGATACAGAGAGATGATCTCTGCAAGACATTTACGGCGTGGGATCTGGGAATGGGAGACTCCACGGCGATATGGGTGGCGCAGGTTGTGGGACAGGAAATCCGGCTCATGGATTACATTGAGAACCACGGGCAAGGCTTGGACTGGTATGTTCGGGAACTCACGAATAGGGACTGGCATAAAGCCTCGCATCTCCTTCCTCACGATGTTGAAGTACGGGAGCTTGGTACGGGGAAGTCCAGACTTGAGGTTCTACGGAGTGCCGGTCTTGACTGTACGGTTCTACCTCGCTTGTCCGTGGATGACGGCATCCAGGCGGCGAGACGCATACTACCGAGATGCTGGTTCAACGTACCTGCGGTGAAACAAGGCTTAGACTGTCTGAGGAACTACAGGCGAGAATATGACGAGAAGCGAAGCGTATTTTATGACCGGCCTCTGCATGATTGGTCTTCTCATGGCTCAGACGCTTTTCGCTACTTGGCTGTTGGCATCGACACGACTGACTCTGGCTGGAACAAGCCTCTACCAATTAAAACCAACTGGATTGTATAAATGACCGAAATCGAACTAAAAGCAATAGTCCAAGCGGAAATCGACAACGCTATTGGCTATATCGAGACGGAGACCACAGAGGCCCGCCGTAAGGCCATCATGTACTACAACCGTGATGCCTATGGCAACGAAGTAGAGGGACGCTCTACCATCGTTACAGGCGAGGTTGCAGAGGCTGTAGACGGTGCGTTGCCTGCCCTGATGCGGGTGTTTACTCAGGGTGATGAGGTCGTTCAGTTTGAGCCTAATGGCCCTGGCGACGAAGAAAAGGCCAAGCAAGCAACGGAGTACTCGAACTGGGTGTTCTATAGGGATAACCCTGGTGTCTCCATCATGCACGACTGGTTCAAGGATGCCCTGCTCCAGAAGAACGGCATCATCAAGATTTACTGGAATGACGAAGAAGTAGTCAACACCGAGTCCTACATGGATCTGACAGAGGAAGAGTTAGCCCTCCTCCTTGCAGACGACCAGTATGAAATTGTAGAGCAGGAGCAGCGTCAGGTTGGCGAGGCACAAGTTCCTCCCACTCCAGAAGAGATGATGATGGCTCAACAGTCTGGCGTGCCTCCTATGCCCCAGACCGTGCCTGTCTTTGCCTACGACGTGAAGGTCAAGAAGAAGGAAAATAAGGGTCGGGTCAAGATTGAGAACGTACCGCCAGAGGAGTTCGTCATCTCCAAGAAGGGCCGGACTGTCTCTGACACCCCCTTCTGCGCCCACCGTAAGCTCGTGACCCGTTCCGAATTGATCGCTATGGGCTTTGATGCAGACATCGTAGAAGACCTGCCCGCCAATACAGACCTGACCTTTACGCCAGAGCGCACGGCTCGATTCTCGCAGGGTGAACAGCCTAGCGACTACGAGACGATGGACAAGTCTATGCAAGAAGTAGAGGTCTTTGAGTGCTATATCCGCACCGATAAGGACGGAGACGGCATCGCTGAACTACGCAAGGTTATCTACGCTGGCAACGAGATTCTGGACGACGAAGAGATTGACTACGTTCCGTTCTGCTCGGTCTGTCCGTTCCCGCTGCCACATAAGTTCTTTGGTCACTCAATGGCTGACCGGACGATGGATCTTCAGCTCATCAAGTCTACGATTACCCGCCAGATCCTTGATAACCTGTATCTGACGAACAACGCCCGTATCGCCGCTGTAGACGGCCAGGTGAACCTAGACGACCTGCTGACTGTCACACCTGGTGGGATAGTACGGGTCAAGAATCCTAACGCCCTGAACCCGATTACGGTTCCTCCTGTGGCTGGCCAGTCCTTCCCGATGCTCCAGTACATGGACGGCATCCAAGAGAAGCGCACAGGCATTTCTTTGGCTTCTCAGGGGCTAGATCCAAACATCCTGCAAAACACTACGGCCACGGCTGTTGCTGCTATGCAAAACGCTGGTGCGGCCAAGATTGAACTAATCGCCCGTATCTTTGCGGAGACCGGTGTTCGGGATATGTTTAAGAAGATCCTGCACCTTCTGTGCAAGTATCAGGACAAGCCCCGTGTGATCCGGCTGCGGGGTAAGTATGTGGCTGTAGACCCCCGTGAGTGGTCTAACCAGTACGATATTACTGTGAACGTAGGCTTGGGAACGGGTAATCGTCAGGAGCAAATGGCGATGCTGGCAATGGTTCTTCAGAAACAGGAGCAGATTCTTGGAACACAAGGAGTTAGTGGCCCATTGGTTGGCTTGGCACAATATCGATCCACGCTTGGCCGATTCATCGAAAGTGCTGGATTTAAGGACTCCTCGGAGTTCTTTAAAGAAGTTGGCCCCGAAGTTGAACAGCAGATGGCAGCGGCGGCGCAGCAACAACAACCCAACCCACAACTTCAAGCCGTCTTAGCCCAGGTGCAGGCACAGATTCAATCCGACCAAGCAAGGGCGCAGTCTGACATTCAGGTCGCCCAGGCTAAAGCCCAGGCAGACATCCAGTTGCAGAGAGAGAAAGCAGCCGCCCAGATTCAGTTGGAGCGTGAGAAGGCTCAAGCCCAACTAGAGTTGAAGGTTGCAGAGTTCCAAGCAGAGGCACAGATCAAAGCCGCTAAGGTTGGCGCAGAGATCACCTCTAATGTGCAGATCCCAGGATGATTGATATACCCAACAAGCAGGAACAAGCCGAGCGTCTCCTTGCAGACGAGTTCTTCCTAGCCGTTGTAAAATTACAACAAGATGGGTATATTTCCCTTATTCTCAACAGTTCTGAGGATGACGTAGAGGTGCGGGAACGCTCTCTTGTCAAATACAGAGCAATTGAGGAGTTCGTTGCGTCAATCGAGTCGATGGCTAAACAGAAGGACATTGACAAGAAACGCTGGAAAATTTTGTAACTTTGTAAGGAGTCACAATGGACACCAACCCTAGTGGGAGTGCCAAAACCGTAGGTGAAGCAGCCAACGCCTTTCTAGGCTTGATGGGTGGTGAAGAGGAGGCGCAAGCCCAACCAGAAGCACCAGCCGAAGAGATCATTGACGAGGTTGTTGAGCAGACCGAAATCCAAGAGGAACTGGATGAGGAAACCGAAGAATACGAAGAGGAGCCTGAAGAGGAGCCGACCCCCACCTACCGAGTAAAGGTAGGCAAGGAGGAAGTCGACGTTCCGCTAGAAGAGTTGCTCAAAGGGTATTCACGGACTGCTGACTACACCAAGAAGACCCAGGAACTGGCCGAAAACCGCAAGGCTGTAGAAGCGGAGAGGGCTAAGATCCAAGAGGCTTCACGACTCCGAGACCAGTATGCCGAGCGGTTGTCTGTCATTGAGCAGATGCTTAACCAGACCGAAAAGGCAGAAGATTTGTCCGTTCTGAAGGAAACCGACCCCATCGGCTATGCCGTGAAGGTTGCAGAACAGGCAGAACGAGAGAAACAACTGGCCGCCGTCCGTGCAGAACGACAGCGATTGGCCCAGCAGCAGCAGTCTGAGCAGAGCGAGAGGCTACAAGCCCACCTTGCAAGCGAGGCAGCAAAGTTGCGTGATGCCATCCCTGAGATGTCTGACGAGATCAAAGGCGAGACAGTGAAGCGAGAAATTCGTGATTTCGCCAAATCTATTGGCTTTTCAGATCAAGAACTCGCTGCGGTGTACGACTCTCGTGCAGTCTTGACACTTTACAAGGCTATGCAGTACGACAAGCTGATGAAGGGCAAATCTGAGGCAACCAAGAAGGTTGTCCAGGCTCCGAAGATGCTTAAACCAGGGACTTCCACGCCAGAAGCGAGGGAGACCGAACAAGTTAAGAAGATGCGTCAGCAACTCCGCAAGTCGGGGAACAAGAACGACGCAGCTCGTCTATTTGAACGCTTTCTATAAAAGGAATCGAAATGCCTACATATACCGCTTTTACCGCCACGGGCCTCCGTGAAGACCTCCAGGACGTCATTTATGACATCTCCCCCCAAGACACGCCCGTCATGTCGTCCATTGGCAAGACCAAGGCTGCTGCTGTTAACCACGAGTGGCTGAAGGATTCTCTGGCCGCTGCTACCACGGCTAACGCCGCTGTTGAAGGTGACGACGCTGTTGCCGCTACCCTGTCGCCCACGACTCGTGTTGGCAACTACACCCAGATCGTTTCCAAGACCGTTCAGGTTTCGGGTACTCTGGAAGCCGTCAACAAGGCTGGCCGTAAGTCTGAGAAGGCTTACCAGTTGGCTAAAGCCTCTGCTGAGATCAAGCGTGACATCGAGACCATCATCACGGCTAACCAAGCCAAGAACGCTGGTAACTTGTCTACCGCTCGTAAGATGGGTTCGCTCCTGTCCTACATCACCACGAACACCAACAAAGGCTCTGGCACGACCACCGCTGGCGTTGATCCTACTGGTGACGGCTCCAACATCCGTACCGACGCTGACACGACCCGTACCTTTACTGAGACCATCCTCAAGGATGTCATTCAACAAGTGTTTACGGAAGGTGGCACGCCCTCGCTGTTGGTCGTTCCTCCCGCTCTGAAGCAGACTGTTTCCGGCTTTACCGGCATCAGCCAGCATCGCATCAATTCTCAGGCTTCCGGCCAGATCACCATCCTCGGTGGTGCTGACCTGTACCAGTCTGACTTTGGTGTGGTTCAGATTGTCCCGAACCGCTTTATGCGTACTCGTGACGCTCTGGTTCTGGATCCTGAGTACGCTGCTCTGGCTTACCTGCGTCCATTCCAGACCAATGATCTGGCTAAGACCGGTGACTCTGAGAAGACCCAGATCCTGGCCGAGCTGACCCTTGAGGTTCGCAACGAAGCCGCTCATGGCGGTGCTTTCGACCTGAAGCCTGCTTGATAGGGTTGTAAAACTGTAGTAGAGTGGGGGTGGGCAACTGCCCCCACTTTTTCCATAGGGAATAAATGAAAAAGATAATCCGTAAGGATGCGGACACGGGAACCGTGCAAACCGCTCACTGGGATGGAGATGGCGGTCTAATCATTGAGACCACGCAAGACATTTCCGAGATCATCGAACAAAACAAGCGTGAATACGCAGCTACTGACCAGAACGCCAGATGGGGTGAATGGTCAAAGATAGGCTCCATTCCGCTGTCTGTCATACAAGACCTGAACCAACAAGGAATCCTACGAGGGTTTGCCGTCCTAGACCAGAAAAGGTTTAAGGAGTGGCTGAACAACCCCGATAACCGATTCTTTAGAACAAGGCCAGGGCGAGTATGAAAGTTGGTATTTGCATCCCCAGCCGAGGGGACATGGATGTCGGCACGGGTTTTGACCTAGCGATCATGTGTGCTTATGACGCAAAGTATCGAGAGGGCGAATTAGCAGTTTATTCTGTGGCTGGAACCCTGATATTTGACCAGCGAGAGAAGTTGGTAGAACACGCCTTAGAGGGCGATTGTGACTACATTCTCTTTATTGACTCAGACATGAGGTTTCCAAAGAACACCTTAGACAGGCTTCTAAAGCACGACAAGCCTATCGTTGGGGTAAACGCTACAACAAGGACTATCCCTGTTAAACCGACTGCCAAGCAGTTGGAGATAGACGTAGAGAAGAAGGAAAACCGGTGGCATCCGGTGATCTCTAAGGGTAAGACAGGAATAGAGCAGATTACGGCCATTGGCTGCGGTGTGATGTTGGTGAAGGCAGAGGTCTTCAAGAACACTCCTAAACCTTGGTTCTGGTTCTATCAGATCCCAGGCGGCAAGACTTTAGGCGAGGATGTTCACTTCTGCGTAGCCGCCGCTGATGCTGGTTTTGAGACATGGGTAGACCACGATCTGAGCCAAGAGATTGGTCACGTTGGCCAGTACACATACGGCTGGAAGGATATTATTTTAGATGGCACTGACAATATACAGCGACCTCAAAACGAGCGTAGCAAACTATCTAGGAAGAAGTGACCTTACGTCACAGATCCCTGATTTCATCTCGCTTGCTGAGATTCGCCTAAACCGCTCTGTGCGGATTCGGCAGATGCTGAAGACCGCTACCGCTACGACTACAGGCGGTGACCCTACTGTTGGCCTTCCTAGTGACTTCCTAGAGATCCGTGACCTTCACATTACTGGGAACCCTCGGACTCCTCTGACCTACTTGTCGCCATCTGCGTTCTCAAGGGATGCACGGGCTGACGAGTCTGGACGGCCTGTGTTTTATACGATGCGTGGCGCAGAGTTTGAGCTGGCTCCGGCCCCTGATTCTACTTACACGGTCTCGATGCTGTATTACGCAAAACCCACGGCTTTGAGTGACGCAAACACCTCAAACGTGTTCATGGCTAACTGTGCAGATGCGCTGCTTTATGGTGCTTTGCTAGAGGCCGAGCCGTACCTGATGAACGATGCAAGGCTCCAGGTATGGTCTAGTCTGTATAACAACGCAGTGGCTTCTCTGAACGACTCGGACGATGCTTCTGAGTATTCTGGTGTACCCCTTCAAATGTCTGTGACTACGAGGTAACTATGTCAGCACTATCTAACTATCTTGAGAACGCCCTGATGAACGCAGTTCTCAACAACACTTCCTACACCTCTCCGACCACGACCTATGTCGGGCTGTTTACTTCAGACCCAACAGATGCTGGCTCTGGTACTGAGGTCTCTGGTAACTCTTATGCTCGTCAGTCTGCAAGTTTTAGCGCAGCCTCCCAGGGCAACTGCACCAACGATGCAGACATCACTTTCCCACAAGCCTCTGGTAGCTGGGGAACCGTTACCCACTTTGGCCTATATGATGCGGTTACCTCTGGGAACCTTTTGTTCCACGGTGCTTTGACTTCTTCTAAAGTTATCGAGACTGGCGACATCTTCAAAATTGCCTCTAGCAATTTGAGTATCACCCTTGCTTAATGTATCTCACCCTAGAGCAGCTCGATTCATTTGGATCGCTTGATGACCTTCCATTTAGCCTAGATGCAAACTGGACGGAAGACGGGATTTGTGGGCCATACCCACTAGAGCTGCTTGATTCATTCGGGTCATTAGACTCACTTGGTTTTAGCCTAGATGATGCAATATGGGAGTCCACGACAACCTGTATCTTCCTGGCTAACTCATCTGTTACGGGTGCTGGCGCAACATCAATTGCAGGGATAAGAGAAAGAATAGCGGCTTCTGACATTGTTGGTACGGGATCTGTAGAGATATCCGGCCAGAGGCAAAGAATTGGAGCTGCAAGTATTAACGGAACTGCTACGGTGTCCTTTGATGGATACCGGCAGAGATTCGGTGCTAGTTCTGTATCTGGTGCTGGATCGACATCGTTTGAGGCTTACAGAGTTAGATCCGCAGCCTCTAGCATTAACGGAATAGGGTCTGTAACGGCTTTAGGTAGCCTGACACTTAGCGGTGCTAGTTCGGTGTCTGCGGCAGGCTCTACGAGCATTTCTGGTGTCAGACAGAGGCTAGGTGCTTCTTCAGTAAGTGCGGCGGGTTCGGCAGAGTCCAACTCGCTAAGACTGAGAACTGGGGCTTCTAGCGTATCTGGTGCTGGTGCTATCAGTATTACTGCCTACGGGATATTTGGCGGCTTTGGCTCTGTTTCTGGTAGTGCAATTGCCCTATCTGACGCAGAGGTGTCTATTTCTTCCTCCGGTAGTGCGATTGGTAGTGCTACTGTAAGTGCGATTGGCTACATATACGGCGAGGAGTGGACGACCAGCGGTGTAGAGACAAACACCTGGTCAGATATATCAGCCGGTGATAATACTTGGACTACTCAGTCTGTAGACGTAAACACTTGGTCAGACGCTGCTATTGATAGCAATGCGTGGACACAACAAATAACTGGAAATAACGCATGGCAACTACAAGGATAACTTTCGGAGAGTGGCTACCCGACCAGCCAGGTCTGGTGGGTGCTTTGACGGTTGCTAAAAACGTGTTCCCCAAGGCTGTTGGTTACGGGCCGTTCCCAGCATCTGTAGAGTTTTCACAGGCTGCTTCCGAGGATCTGAACTCCGTAGTAGCCGCCCGTGATACAGATGGAAATACCAAAGTATTTGCAGGTGGGTCTACTAAGTTGTTCCTTCTGGACGCAGCAGACTTGTCTATGGATAACGTCTCTGGGACTACCTATAACTCAGAATACGTCTGGAAGTTCACCCAGTTCGGGAATAGTCTTATCGCCGCAAACGGAGCGCAAAAACTCCAGTATTACGACCTAACCACAACGGGAAATTTTGCCGACCTTGACGCAGGTGCGCCAACAGTAAAGCACGTTACCGTTGTTCGGGACTTTGTGGTCACAGGCTGGCAACCAAACAACAACAGTCGGGTGCAGTGGTCTGGCATTAACGATCCTACGACCTGGAGTTCTTCTGCGGTTACTCAGTCTGACTATCAGGACATTCCTGATGGCGGGCAGATTCAAGGGATTACAGGTGGTGAGTTTGGCCTAGTTCTGCTTGAGCGATCAATTGTTCGCATGAGCTACATTGGATCTCCGCTTGTGTTCCAGTTTGACAACATCTCTCGGAACCTTGGGTGTTACGAACCCAACTCTGTCATTCAATGGCAGGGTGTGACGTACTTCCTTGGAGACGACGGCTTCTATGCCTGTGACGGACAAAACGTCGTAGGTATCGGTGCTGAGAAGGTAGACCGGTTCTTCTTTAATGACGCAAACGAGGCCAGTTTCCCAGAGATGTCTACTGCGGTAGACCCTATCCGTAACCTCGTAATGTGGGGTTACAGGAACGCCGGAGATATTTACAGACTTCTGGTCTACCATGTCAATACTAAGCGATGGGCTTTTGTTGACACCACGATTGACCGGCTAGGTTCTTACTCAACCCCTGCTATTACTTTAGAGGGTGTAGATACTTACTCTGCCTCAATTGACGCTTTGGACATCTCCTTAGACTCTCGGTTCTGGCAGGGCGGCAAACTACAGTTGGGCGGCGTTACGGGAACCAAGATTGTGACCTTCTCTGGGTCTAATCTAACCGCTACCATTGAGACTGAGGACATCCAGTCTGGTGGCCAGAACGCAATGATTACCCTTGCCAAACCCCTAGTAGACAACGGGTCTGCAAGTGTTGCTGTGGCATCAAGGCTGGTTCTGAGCGCAACGCCTACCTTTGGCACGCAGACCTCACCTAGTTCAGAGAACAGGGTTGGCATTCGGGCTGTAGGCAAATATCACCGTCTCAGGGTTCAACCTACAGGAAACTGGACTACTGCGATTGGGGTGGACATCGAGATTCAACCTGCGGGCGGTCGGTAATGTTTAGAGTTCTACCGCCATTCGGATCTGACCAGCGTGGTGTGGCCGAGGTCGTCAACGGGATTATGAACGGCAAGACCAATAACACTGGTTCCGTTACCCTAGCGACTGGCGGTGCTACAACCACCACGATTACGGATGCTCGAATTGGTGTAGACAGCGTTATCTTGTTAAGTCCGACAACTAACATATCTTCTACAAATTATTTCCCTTACGGGGCGTTTCAGGACTCAACAGACCAGTCAGCGGTTAGCACGACAACTGCCTATGCGGTGAAGTACAACACCACGGACTATGCAGAAGGCGTGACGCTAAGTAACAATAGTCGCTTAAATGTTACTTATTCTGGCTTGTATAACTTGCAGTTCTCGCTTCAGTTTGCGAACTCAGACGTACAGATTCAAGACGTAGATGTTTGGTTTAGGAAGAACGGGACTGACCTTCCTGGCTCTAATAGCAAGTTCTCAGTTCCTAATAGTCATGGTGGAACAAATGGCCATTTGATTGCGGCTTTGAACTATTTTCTTGCTATGGCCAAGAATGACTATGTAGAGATCATGTGGGCTACAACCAGTACTTCAGTAACGATTGAGCAACTCCCGACTCAAACAAGCCCGACTAGACCGGCTACCCCGTCTGCGATTGTGACGCTTGGTTACTTGTCGTCAAACGGCTACACAACCGATATTTTTGTGAATCCGTATATCAGTTCGGTAACGAATGGAAGTGCAGTAATTACACACCCTGCTAACTCTGTTGCAGGCAAAACCTTTGATTATGTCGTGATAGGATAACAATATGGCCGTTATTGACCTTGGTGGCACAGTCCTCCCATACGGAAGCACAGTTCCTGCTGGTGCTACGAATTACTCTTTTGCTCCGCAAACTACTGGTTTCTTAACTGGTGGCACAACGCCAACCAATGTTCCTGGTGGCCCAACTACAAACATCGTAGGACAACTTCCTGCCTTGCGTTCTTCTGGCACAGGTACGGCTCAAGTAGACCCAAGCCTGCGTCCTTATCTTGAACTTGGCCTCCAGCGAGCAGAGCAACTGTTCTTTGGCAACCAGCAGCCATCTCTCTACCCAGAGCAGATGTATGTCTCTCCTAGCCAACAGACGCTCGATGCTTTGGCCCAACAAGAGGCTATTGCTCGTGGCGGTGCGCCGGTTCTTCAGGCCGGTCAGCAGGCTTATGGTCAGGCTTTGTCAGGTATTGGTCAGACTGCTAGTGGTGCGTTCCTTCAGGGTTCTCCGTACCAGCAAGCCGCTATCCAAGCAGCCACCCGTCCGATTCAGCAACAGTTCGCAGAATCCACCCTTCCGGCCCTTCAATCGGCCTTCTCTAAGGCTGGTCGCTATGGGTCAGGGGCGCAGGAGCGTGCCATCTCTCAAGCCCAAGAAGCCGCTTCTCGTGCTATTGGCGACGTGACTACAAATATCGCTTACGGTGACTATGCTCGTGAGCGTGGTCTTCAAGAGCAAGCGATTGGTAGGCAAGCCGCTTTAGGTGCTTTGGCCCCCGAGTTTTACGGCGCACAAATGCTCCCAGCGCAGACCCTTGCTCAAATTGGTCAAAGACAAGAGCAAATCGCTGCTCAACCCCTGCAAGAGGCCATTCAGCGTTACCAGTACGGTCAGACCCTCCCTTACCAGCAACTTCAGGGTTTCCTATCGAGCGTGTATGGTACGCCACTTGGCTCTGCTTCTTATGCCGCTCAACCTGCTCAGACAAACAATACTGCGTTGACACTTGGGCTGCTAGGAACCGCAGCAAGCGTTATTCCTAAGCAAGCCTACTCTGACGCTTACAACTGGTTGATGGGTTGATACCGAAACATCTAAAAACTGAAGAGTTAAAAGAGTACTGGCCCCACATAAAAATGGGGCTTGGTGAGTTGTTGATTAAAGATCCAGAACAAAACTGGATACCAGAGGATGTCTACTACCAAATTAAGAGTGGGCAGTCTCATTGTGTGCTTGGTCTTACAGACGGAGTTATAGACGGGTTCTTTGTAGGACAGGTCTTGAAGGACGGGTCTTTTTTTGCTTGGGTTGGGTACTGTCAAAGAGATGTTGATAGCGGCCTAAAAATACTAGATTCATTTGCGAAACAACTTAACTGCAAAAAAATTAAGTTTGCTACTGGTAGATCTGGTTGGGCTAGGCTTGCCAAAAGGCATGGATACAAACCTACTATTTGGGTAAAAGAACTATGAGTCAGAGCGGAATACCGATTGTTGAGGATGTGGCACGAGAAGGAAGTAACCTTAGTTCGTCTATTACGAACACGGTTACAGATGACCTTCTTGGTTTTGATCCAAGTGGCGGCGGTATCTATGATGTGAGTCGTGATGTTCTAGGTGACACCATTGCTGACGATGTCCTAGGCTTTGACCCAGGTGGCGGCGGTATTGTGCCAATTACAAACGCAGCAGCAGATGCGGCTGTGAAGTATGCAATTGGTCAGGCCGTCGGTTCTGTTGTCGGTGGGGAATCAGCTACCGGTGCGCCAATTGAAAACGCCACATTTGAGCCTGGTGTTGCTGGTACTGCCGCAGAGTCCGCAGCAATGAACCAAGCCCTTGCAGACCTATCTGCCAAAGCTGCCGCAGATGCCGCTTTTCTTGCCGCTGATACTGCTCAACTGTGGGATCAAACTAAGAGCATTGCCGCAGTACAACAGAACCTTATTTACTCTGGTGTTGACCCTCTGGTCGCAGCAGAAGCAGCCAATGCGGTATCGCTTGGCATGAGTGGAGCAGACTTACAAAACGCAATTATGAATGCATCTCAAAAAGGTGCTAGTTCTCTGTATACAGCAACACCAGCAGATGTGAAAGATTTGGCAACTGGCGCAATTGAAAAAGCACCCAGTGGCTACGATGTAGACCCGATGAAAGTTGCTAAAGCAGCGGCAAATCTTGACTCTTTGCTTAACCCAACTCCTTCTGGAATTCCACAACAGTCTATCGCCGGTCGTGCTGGCGGTGCGGTTGACTACTCTGGGCTTCTAAACCTTTTGACTGAAAACAGAGCTGCTCGTCAGCGTCTATCTTTGGTATAGGACTTATATGGCAAACGAAATTCTTATGAGTCTGCTCTCACCTGAGCAGCGTTCACAGGCCCAAGAAGATGCTTTTAGGCAAGGTCTGTTGGGCTTTAGTCAAAATCTTATTCGTGCTGCCATTCCTCAAGGTGGACGTAGAACCTCGACGTTAGAGGCTTTGGCTATGGCTGCTCCTGGTGCTGTGCAGTCTTATAGGAGTTCGTTTGACCAGACGCTTAAAGACCTGCTTACAAATATGCAGGTCAAGGACATGATGGCCAAGCGTGAGCGTGAACAACAAATTCAAGCAATTGCTGGTCAATTATTCCAGCCCCAACAAGGTATGGTTCCTACAACCATCCCGACAGAGACTTACGAAGACTACAGAACCACAGTTCCTGGTATTACTGGTGTAGAGGTTAATAGGCAAATGCTTCCTGCTCTCGGTGCTTTAGGCCCAGAGGGTATGGACTACGCATCTAGGCTGATGGCCTTCCAGAAGTCCATGCAACCAGAAGAGCGTGTAATGAAGCCAGGGGAGGTGTTGTACCGTGGCGGACAAGAAGTAATGCGTGTTCCGGAGACACAACCAACTGGAATCCGTGAGTACACTTATGCGCTAGAAAACAAACTTATTCCAGCCGGAACTACTTACACAGACTTCAAGAAGGCTGGTGCTATGAGCATTACCATGCCTGGTGAAGGTGAGCGGAAATCTGCTGTTTTGGCCAATCGTATTCAATTTAACGTAAACCAAATCTCTGACATTCTTGGCAAGAAACCAGAGGCCGCAAGTCCAGAAGCTTTGCCGACAGCAATTAAAGCAATTACTGGATCTGACTATCTAAAGTCTCTTGCTAACCCAGCAGAACGACAGCGAATTGAAGCTGCTCAATTAGACATTCTTGACGCTGCACTGACATTGGGAACTGGTGCTGCTTATACCAGAGAGCAGTTAGAAAGTTACCGGTCTTCATACTTCCCGCAGCTTGGTGACAAACCAGATACCATTAAAGACAAACAAGACCGTCTACAGAATCTGCTTGAAAGTGCATACATAGCATCTGGAAGAGCTGCTCCTACTATTGGCAAAAAACCAGAGGCTGCTCAACAATCTGTTATGCGCCAACAACCAAGTGGTCTTAATTTAGACCTCAATGCACTGGCTGAGGCCGCTCGTAGAGAAAGGGCTAGTAGATCAAAATGAACGGACTTGACCTAAGTAAGTTGTCTAATAGCGACCTTGATGCTCTGTCTCGTGGTGACATTAAAGGTATGTCAAATCAAGGTTTGGAGTTTCTTGCCTCTTTGAAGCCACAACAAAAAGAGATGACGGCTGGGGAGGTTGCTACAACAGCAATTACTAACATCCCTCGATCTGCCGTTGGTCTTGCCAGAGATATCTATACCGCTGTTACCAGCCCGCTTCAAACCGCTAAAACTGTTCTTGATCTTGGTGCTGGAATCCTGCAAGAGGTTCTTCCTCAAAGCATTGTTCAAGCAGTTGGTGAGGACAAGGCCTCTCGTCAGGTAGCTCAGCAGGTTGGCAAGTTCTATGTAGATCGATATGGAAGCGTAGAGGGTGCTAAAAAGGCTATTGCTGAAGACCCAGTTGGAGTCTTGGCAGATGCCGCAACCATTCTTTATGGCGGTGGTGCGGCCATGAAAGCAGTTCCTGCTACACAAAAAATTGGTGCTGCAACACAAAGAGCCGGAAGCATGATTGACCCATTGGCTGCTACAGCAAGGGGTGTTGCTGGCGTTACTAGAGCAACAATCCCGTCTGTGCTTGGCATGACTACTGGTGCCGGTGGCGAGTCTATCCGTCAGGCTTTTAAGGCCGGACAAGAGGGTGGGGAACGTGGCAGGCAATTCCGTGAGAATTTAACTGGAACCGCAGATCCAACCGACATTGTTGCTATTGCAAGGCAAAACCTTGACTCTTTGCGGCAACAGAATTCAGAAAAGTATAGGTCTGGGATGTTAAATATCTCAAAAGACAAGTCTGTACTTTCTTTTGATGGCATCGACAAAGCTCTTTTGGACGCAAACAAGAGGGTTACATTTGAGGGTAAAGTCAAAGACAAAGCAGCCGCTGAAAAGTTGTCTGAAGCGCAGGCACTTGTTAACGACTGGAAGAATCAAGATCCATCTAAGTTTCATACACCAGAAGGTCTTGATGCTTTGAAGCAGTCAATTGGTGCAATTCTTGACACGCTTGAGCCAAATAAAAACGCATACAACACTGTTAACCAAGTCTACAACTCTGTTAAGTCAGAGATTGTTAAGCAAGCACCAGTCTACGCAAATACTATGCGCAACTACTCACAAGGGCTTGAACTTATCCGTGAAGTAGAAAAGTCGCTAAGTATTGGTAACAAATCATCTGTAGACACAGCCCTGCGGAAGTTGCTATCTCTTACCCGTGACAATGTGCAAACTAACTATGGCCAGCGGACAAAACTTGCCCAGCAACTTGAAGAAGCTGGTGGTCAAATGATGATGCCTGGTGTTGCTGGTCAAGCACTTCAGTCCAAAGTGCCAAGAGGGTTGTCTCAGATTACTGGTGGTGGACTTCCGGTTCTTGCGGCTCTTGGTGGAAATCTTCCTCAAGCCGTTGGAATGGCTGCTATTTCATCTCCAAGACTTATGGGTGAAACGGCTTACAGGGCTGGTCAAGTAGCAAGAGGAATGGATGTTGTCGGACAAACAGCTCCTTTCATTTTGACGCCTGAGTTGTACAATCTGTTAGCGCAGTCTGGCGAAACAGAGAACAGAATTTCAATGGAAACTGGCCCTGGTGCTAGACGCTAAAACAAGGAAGCAAAATGGCAAAGACAAAGATTTCAGAATACGACGCTTCGGCGGGTAATAATACCGACGTAAACAACGTCAACATTGCCGAGGGCTGTGCGCCTTCAGGTATAAATAACGCTATCCGTGAGGTCATGGCGGCTCTCAAACGCTTTGAGACCGGCTCTGACGGCGACTCCATGACTGTGGGTGGTAACTTTGTTGTGAGCGGCACTGCGACTCTCTCAACCACCACCATCGGCCCGATTAACGGAACCACGATCCCCAGCTCTAAAACTCTGCTGGTCTCGACTGATATCGGGTCTACTGTCCAGGCCTATGACGCTGACACCGCCAAGACGGACGTGGCCCAGACCTTTACCATCTCTCAGCGTGGCACTGTTACGACTGACAACGACCTGTCGCTAGACCTCAATGTCACCAATAATTTCAAGGCAACATTGGCTGGTGCTGCGACTTTGACTTTCACAAACATTACTGCCGGTCAAAGCGGGTTCATACTGCTAGTAAACACCAGCGGATATACAGTCAGCGCACATGCCAACACCAAGGTTTCGACAACTGCATTGGCAACGATTAGCGCAGCCGGTACATACCTCTTGAGTTACTTCTCAGACGGAACCAATGTATATGTCGTTAACTCAGGAGCATTGGCTTAATGGCTATCCTACCTGTAGGTATCTCTGGCGAGGCTGGTGCTTACCAGATCGAGAGAAGTCTGCGGTTTAACTCTGCGGATTCTGCTTCGCTCAGTCGCACCCCTGCCTCTGCATCTAATCGCAAGACTTGGACTTGGAGTGGGTGGGTCAAGCGTTGCGAGATAAGCGACACCGAGCGTGTTTTCTTCAGTGCAGGAACAGATGGAAATAACTTTACCGCTTTAGAGTGGATTGACAGCAAACTATATCTTCAGAACTATACAAGCGGAACGCAGACAATTACCAACACAACTGCGGTTTATCGTGATGCATCTGCGTGGTATCACATTGTCTTGGCAATCGATACGACACAAGCAACCGCTGCAAACAGGGCAAAGATATATGTGAATGGTGTTCAGCAAGCCGGTTTTAGCGGTACTCCGTTTTCACAAGATCAGCAGTTTTGGATTAACTACACCTACACGCATCGTATAGGCGCAAGGCAGTTGTCATCTCCTGATGCGTATAGCAGTCAATACATGGCAGAAGTCCACTTCATTGACGGCTCTGCCCTAACCCCATCCTCATTCGGTGAGACAGACTCCGACACCGGCGTATGGAAGCCTAAAGCCTACTCTGGCAGCTACGGCACCAACGGGTTCTACCTAGACTTTGGTGACAACTCCAGCACTACTGCATTGGGTTATGACGCTGCTGGTAGTAATGATTGGACACCTAATAACTTCAGCGTGACTGCTGGTGCTGGTAATGATTCTCTGGTGGATTCGCCTACTCGCTACGGCACAGACACCGGTGTTGGTGGTGAGGTGCGTGGGAACTACGCTACGCTGAATCCGTTGGACAGCACTTCAAACATCACTTTGTCGAACGGCAATTTAGATTTCTCTCAAGGAAATACAACTGACAATACTGTTCGATCTACGGTTGGGATGTCTTCTGGTAAGTGGTACTGCGAGGTTACCGTTGGAAGTTCTAATAAGGCAGTTGTTGGTATTGCAAAACAAAACGCAACGCTTACTAATTATCTTGGTTCAGATGCTAACGGTTGGGGTTATTACACACTAAACGGTAACAAGTATAACAATGGAACCGGAACTTCCTATGGTGCAACTTATGGCACAGGGGATGTCATTGGGATTGCTTTTGATGCTGACAATGGGACTTTGACATTTTATAAAAACGGTTCTAGCCAAGGACAGGCTTTCTCAGGTTTGACAAGTGGGCCTTACTTCTTTGCCCACGGTGTGAACAATGCAAACGGTTCTTTTAACTTCGGTCAACGCCCATTTGCCTACACCGCCCCCTCTGGTTTCAAGGCACTCTGCACAACTAACTTGCCTGAGCCGACTATTGCGGAGGGCGGTGAGTACTTTAATGCGGTGTTGTATACGGGTAATGGCGGAACACAGTCAGTTACTGGCGTTGGATTTCAACCTGACTTTGTGTGGATAAAAAACAGGCAAACTACAAACCCACATAAACTGGTCGATGCGGTGCGTGGTGCTGGTATTTCGTTATCTTCAAACTCAACGGACGCAGAAGGAAATGAAAGCGCATACTTTACTGCTTTTGCTTCCGACGGTTTTGATTTGGCCCTTGGTGGCGGCGGGTATAACGCTGCCTATAACTATGTCGCATGGAACTGGAAAGCCAACGGCGCAGGTAGCAGCAACACTGCTGGCACTATCAGCAGCACAGTCTCAGCCAATACCACTGCTGGCTTCTCCGTGGTGACCTACACCGGCACAGGCTCTAACGCTACGATTGGTCATGGGCTTGGAGCAACACCGGCTTTCTTTGTGACCAAGCAAAGGTCTGGCGCAGAGAACTGGATTGTCTATCACAAGAACCAAAACGCCTCCCCTGCGTCAGGTCACTTGATGCTGCAATCAACGGCTGCGTTTACATCGTCATCCACAGTTTTCAATAACACAGCACCAACATCCACAGTGTTCAGCGTAGGCACTGCTGGCGGCACTAACGAATCTGGGCAAACATTTGTAGCCTACTGCTTTGCCCCCATCGCAGGGTATAGCGCATTCGGGAGTTACACCGGAAACGGATCGACAGATGGGCCGTTTGTGTTCACCGGGTTTAGGCCAGCGTTTGTTTTGATTAAATGTTCATCAACAACAGGAAACTGGATCATATGGGATTCTGTTCGTGGTACATACAATGTCATTGATTCCCTGAGACTATATCCAAACCTATCTGATGCTGAAGGCGGTGGCTCAGATATTGATTTTCTATCAAATGGTTTCAAATTTAGGAACACTAACGCAGCAATGAACGGCAGCGGATCAACATATGTATATGCCTGTTTTGCCGAAAACCCAATGAAACTCAGCCTTGCACGATAGGAGCAATCATGGCTTTTGAACTAAACGGACAACCAATCTCAATCGACAGACCTTATACATCTGCCGATGGCGTAACCTATCCTCACCTTCGTGACGCTGCTCTGCGTGAGAGCCTTGGCGTGGTAGAGGTAGCCGATCCAGAGAGTTTCGATCAGCGATTCTGGTGGGGCGTGGGTAATCCTAAACTGCTCGATGACAGGGAAGAATCTGACGAGAACGGCAATCCCTTGTATGTCCAAGAGTACAACCCGCTGACAGAGGCCATGCAGAACACCACCAAGCGGCTGGTGACTAAGGGTCTGAAGTCGCAGTGGACATCACAGGTTAAGGCTACGGCTGGCTCTCTGCTGGCTCAGACCGATTGGTACATCATCCGTTCAGCCGAGCGTCAAGTGGCTGTTCCTGAGTCCGTTGCCGGATACCGAGCTGCGGTTGTGGCAGAAGCCGACCGCCTGGAAGCGGCCATCGCTGCCTGCGCTGACGTTCCAGCCCTAATCGCTGTCGTGAACTCTCAAGACTGGCCGGAGGCATAAATGGCATACCACTCCTCTGAGACCGTTAAACACGTCGCTGACGGCCTCTCTGTTGTGACTGTACTCGGTACCCTGGCTGAAGTTCTCCCAGCCGTTGCAGCTCTCTTTACGATCATCTGGACGGGTTTTCGTATATACGAAACCAAAACCGTGCAAGGCTGGCTAGGGAAAGAGTAATGGATCCATTCATCGAGACCGTCAAAGGCGGTATAGGCGGTCTCAGTGAAGCCATATCGTTAGCAGATGACCTAGAGGGTGTAGCCAAACAGGTACAGGATCTAGGCAAGAAAGAACTAGCCGCCCGTCAGGAGTGGCGTAGAAAACAAATACAAGTCCATGGCGACTACGCCTTTCTAAATGCCGTGGACGAATACAACCGAGTCCGTGAAGCCATAGACATGAAGGCCAAGGTAAAAGCCGAGGTCATCAATAAGTTTGGGCGGGATGCCTGGTCTAAGGTTGAGGAAATCGAGAAACGCCAGAAGGAAGAGTTCAAGAGACTCTATACCGAGGACGGCCACGACAGGAAGAAGATGTTTCAGTTGAAACTTGCTTGCTTCTCTGCTGCGCTAATCATTGTTTTACTTATGTGGGCAAATGGTGTGATACGCCAGATGTCCGAGGCTTTCTACGGGAGTTAGTATGCTTAGTCTGATTTCGTCAGTATTTGGTTTCTTGATGTCTGGTCTACCCAAAGCCTTGGAGTTCTTCCAGGATAGGGCAGATAAGCAGCATGAGTTAAAACTCGCCGCCATGCAGACCGAGCGTGAGCTTGCTCTGGCCAAAGAGGGTTTCATTGCTCAACAGAAGATTGAGGAAATCAAGACCGAGCAAATCGCCATGCAGACGGATGCGGAGAGGCAAGGCAACGCCCTGTCTCACGACAAGGCTATCATGGCCCGTGCATCCGAGTGGGTGGTCAACATGAACGGCATTGTCCGTCCTCTGGTCACTTTTATCTTTGTCCTGGAGTTGGTAGCCATTAACTTTGCTATCACTCTATGGGTGTTCACTAGCGGTACAGTCATTAGTAATATTGACGACCTAGTAAAAGTTACTGACGTGATTTTTTCCGAGGATGAGATGGCCCTGCTAAGCGGAATCATCTCCTTCTGGTTTGGAAGCCGCCAGTGGGGTAAGAAGTGAAGACTTCCGAAAAGGGCATCCATGTGATGCACCAATTCGAGGGCTACAGAAACAAACCTTATCTTTGCCCAGCCCATATCTGGACTGTCGGCTGGGGTGAGGTTCTATACCAAGACCAGATAAGACTTCCTATGGTCAAGAAAGAAGGTTACACGGGGCTTATTCGTAAGGAATATCCTCTAAAACCTGAAGACAACCGAGTCTGGGACAAGGACGAGCTGAAGGAAAGATTTAAAAAACTCCTCGGATCTTTTGAGCGTGGTGTCCTAAAGATGGCTCCAAACCTAGAAGGACAACAAGGGCTATTCGATGCCTGCGTCTGCCTGTCCTACAATATCGGTCTAGGTGGCTTCCAAAGGTCTACCCTGAGACAAAGAATCCTACGCAACGAGGATGAGGAAAGAATTGCCGAGGGCTTTATGATGTACACAAAGGCCGGAGGAAAGGTTCTTCCTGGGCTTGTAAAGCGTCGGCAGGCCGAGGTTGACCTATTCCTATGAAGATCACGTCAGCGTCTTGTAGAGCGATTTACGAGATGCTGGTACAGGTGCATCCATTTAATAAACTCAGGATGCCACCATCAATTGAGGTGACATTTAAGGTCAACGACGACCCCACTTGTTATGGCCAGTACGAGCCAGACCCTCACACCATCACTATGTCTAGGGCAAAACTTAGTCATTTAGATAATGTCATCAAGACGATGGCGCATGAGATGGTTCACCTCAAACTCTATCAAGCCAAATCTAAATCTTGGAACACGCACGATAAAAACTTTGACAAATATGCTGTGCTAATATCCGAGGAATTTGGATTTGACCCGAAAGAGTTTTAATGCCTTTCAAAGATCCAGAGGCAAAGAAAGCCTACCAAAGGGTTGCCTCTAAAAAACACTACGAAAAGAATAAGCAAGCCTATATAGCCAGAGCTGCGGTTGCTAAAGGCAATGTCTATACCATCTGGCGAACCTACAAGTCCACGCTCTCATGCGTCTGGTGTGGGGAGAATCGCCATCACACAATGCTTGACTTCCATCATGTCATTACTGAAGGCAAGAATGATGTAAACCGTCTTGTTGCCAATGGCCTTCTAAAACGTGCAATGGAAGAAATAAAGAAGTGCATCCCCCTGTGTGCCAATTGCCATCGTTACCTACACAACGACAAAGCCTTCGAGAACAAAGTCCTGGCTAAAGTAAAAGAGATGAAGATGTACGAGGGTGCGCTAAGAACGGTTGCGCCAGAGGTCGAGGACGAGTGACTTCAGTTGTCCAGTAACCTCCGGCCCGTTGTGCTTCTCAAAACCTAATAACCAATCCTGCCTCTTCTTCTTGTCAGTCATCCCGACAAGATGTCTTGCTAAACCTCTGAGTTTGATTTCAGAGTCTTCCCTGCAATATCTAAGTACTGTTTGCTTGTCGGCGAAAAAGACACCTCTTGATACAAGTGTTTCTTTCCCTTCTTCAGGACTACTATCTTCCCCTCCGAATAAAGCGTCTTGATGTGCCAATCAGCAGTACCCCTAGAGACTAAAAAGTGGTGACAGATGTCGTCAATTCCCACCGGCCTCTTGCGCTTCAGGTAGCCCTCTAACCTTTCTTTGTTCATTGAATTCCTTTACAAGCCGAACCATGTCAGGTGGAACCCACCGCTCTGGTTTCATAATTTTTCCGTTATCGTCCCGTCGAACTGTTCCAAGTACGGGATCAATCTTTTTGAGGTTCGTAGATGCTACAGCATCCCAACCGGCTTCTAAAGGTAAATCCATAGTTCTTGCAAGGCCAATCAGCACCCAGATGGAATCACAGATAGCGTCTAGCGCATCTGCCTTCGCCTGGGTTTCTTCTGCCTCTGTCTCGCTTGCGTTAAACGCAGCCATAGCCTCTTCAAGTTCACCAACCTCCTCACGCACTAGGTCGTGATAGAGGCTGATGAGCTTGTGCGATGGCTCGTGTCCACAGGCTTGCATAAAGATTTGGACATCGAGGATCATGGCCGCTCCTTAGAATGGGACGCTAGAGTCGTCGCTCTGCGGCTTCTCACGGGGTTCCGAGAGAATCGCCCAGCCGTCCCAGTTCACAGGGATGGACTCCATCTTCAGGGACATACCACGGTCGTTTTCCATGACCACACCGACCTTGACCCAACGCTTCTTTTCCTCACCGGCCTTGTTGGTGTAAGTGCCGCCGTTTGCTACTACTTCGTACTTGATACCCATATAACACTCCTATTTAGTTAAGTACCACAAACCAGACTGGCTAAAAGCATAGCCAGCCCAAACCACTGCCATAGGCAGATTTCCCATCCTAAATTGCTCAAAGGCAACATAGGCATAAATAAAGCCAACTAGACCTACAAGCCAGCTACTCAAGGTAGTCTCCGAACTTCTCCCAGAAGCAGGAGTGGATCCGCTTGAATGTCATCTCGTCGAACTCCTCAGTGTGCTTATCAATCTGGCGTAGATCATTAGCAAAGTCTTCCAACTTTGCACAAATGATAGGGGCCATAAGCATCTGAACGGCCTCGTCCACACTATCCTTATTCGTATCGATCTTTAATTCCACTTTTTTCTCCTAGTAGTTTTATAGCCTCTTTTCTTACTTCTGCGGTCACGGCCCAACCCAAGCCTTCAGGATCAAGGAGTGATCTTAGGAACCGGACTACAGGCAGAGGTAGATCATCAATAGTCCGATTATCAGAGCGAATCTCATCCACGTAGCCTAGCCTCCATGTCGTTTAGTTCTTCCAAGAAGTCATAGACCTTACCCTCGAACTCGTCGAGTTCTTCTTCTGACGGCTGGAATTTGATGATCTTGATTTGTGTTTGGTCTGGGAACAAAGGGTGGAAACTCACCCAATGGACAAACTTCTTTCCAGTACAGGATAACTGGCAGAGCAGTTGAGGAATGTAGTCCTTCGGGATTCTGTCGGACATGAGGTTCTCAATATGCCGTGGCCCTTGAGGACACTTGATCTCTACCAACCCACCGTCCGAGGTATAGCCGTCAGGAGACGCACCTAGACCCTTCATTAAAGGATGTTCTACGAACGGAGACTCCTCAACGGTTAGTCCAGTTACTTGGATAAACTTCAGGCGGGCAATGGGTTCCTGCTCCGTCCCCCACCTCATTGCTGGGGTCTCAGGCGTTACCGTGGGAATACCAGTAAGACGCTCTGCCAATAGTTGAAGTTTAAGATTACGGCGGTAAGCCGACTCTCCGGTCTTAACAGTTGCCAGAGCATCTACGACCCTGCTCGCTGTGAGTTTTCCGCACCGCTGGGCAAACCATGCGTCGCTACGTTGTTCCACCTTCTCCATATTTCGTTTCTCGCTTTCTTTAGTTCAGATTCAAACCTGTCAACACTTATACGCAACTTCTGAGCTACGGCGTGATGGCCTTGGTACGGGTACTGAATGTACTTGGCCTTGACAATTATACGCAGGTTCTGGGGAAGGGTGCAAATGATTTCTTCCATGCGCTCCCCGTCCCTAAAGTTAGGCTCTAAATGCGGTTCTGGCGGGTCGTAAACATCTCCCAACTCTGGGACGTATTCGCCCTCTGCGGAAGCCGCCTGGGTTTGAACTGGTGGGCCTAGAACGCCATACTGACACCAGAACACCCAGTTCATCAAGAGGTCTTGAACCAGACTTTCGCTAACTCTGGCCTGTTCTGCTCTATCCAAGGTTTAGCCTCCTCGATACACTTTTTAAAGTCATTGCCAAATGTCTGGCTTCCTGCGTGATGCACATAAGACCTAGACACATAGTGCTTGTAGCCTTTAAGCGACATATCTATACATTGCACATCGTCTGAATACCAGTTTAGCGGCGGGAAGTCTACCCATGCCTCCCTGGACACCCAGCCAAAAAACGGCGCAATGATATCCGTCTTGATGATCTTTTGTTCGCTCTCCCACCTAAGACCTATTAGCCGGTCTCCTTCCTGGCGAGTCCGTACATTCTGTACGCCCCTTGCGTAGTCACTCCGTCCGGCGACCCAACCTACCTTTTCGGTATTCTGTTGTAAAAATGCAACATCTTCCATAAGACGCTGCCAGGTCGATGGCATGAACACGATGTCGTCGTTACAGACCACCAAGTCTTCGTGTTCCTTAAAGGCTTCGTTGCAGACCGCATTGAAGGCATCTCCAAAGTTCGTGGCCGTGTTCTCAGAATTGATAGTCCTATGCCTTGGTAAAACGATCCCAGACCCAGATAGATAGACTGGGATGTACTCTGGGACGTAACAGGTGATGGAGGTCAGCAGGACGGGTAAGCATCCTGAGTTATTTGTACAGATGACAATGGCTGTCAAAATAACCTCTGCGTCCAAGTCTTAGGGGTTAGGGGCGACACTATTTCAATCGGCAGGTGGTATTTGAAGGGGCGGGGGCCACGGTTCCTGATGTAGGTGATGATCTTCCCTAGTGATTCGTCCAGAGGTACGCTCTGCTCCCATTTAAACCAGTCTCTGATCTTGTCTGCGGAACAGTTGGCGTGTTTGACCTCTTGGGGTCGACCAGGCATATAAGTCGGGTTCAAATCAAAGTCTAGGAGTTTGGCGATTCTCTGTGCCAACTCTAAAATCGTAACCTCACCCTTGTCTGGCCCGATATTAAAGGTATGGCCAGCACAGTCCTCAAAGCCCAGCATCATCAAGATGTCTATATCCTCGTCTACGTCTGAGAAGCACCGGATCTGGGAGCCGTCACCGTAGATGATTGGTTGCCGACCCTGAAGCATCAAGTTGGTCATAATTGAGGCTACATTTCGGAACGGGTCGTCATACTTCTGCTTGGCCCCGATAATGTTGTGCGGTACGGCGATCACCAGTTCTATCCCGTGAACCTCTGCTAGGTTCTTTAAAAGCATCTCTGCGGCCACTTTAGCGATGCCGTATGGGTCTTGTGGGCGGCATTCCATGTCCTCGGTAAACGGAGGCTTCTGTGCGCCATAACGGGCCATAGACGAGCAATGAACAACTCTCTTAACGCCACAACGTATAGCTGCTGTCATTACATTGACGGAGATTTGGGTGGTGTTCTGGGTGATGAGAGACGGAGAGAAGACAGACAGTCCTTCGTAGGCAGTACAGGCCGTGTGGTAGACCAGATCCACCCCGTCCATGACATCGGTGAGTTTATCGAGGTTCGATAAGTCAAACCTGTGAAGGTCTACATGGAGCGGAACGTTTAACTCGTCCCCACCGATCATGTTGTCGATGCCGATGACCTGGTGGCCTTTTAGCCGATCACACAGATGCGAACCTAAAAAGCCAGCGGCTCCGGTTACTAGAATTTTCATAGATTGACCAATCTCCAAAGGCGTAGCGGAACCGCAAAGAACCGCTCACCGCTCTCTACATACTTGTTTGGATTCTCGACTACAGGGCTTTGTAGAATTGTATCACCACGACACCAGAGGGCTTGTGTAAGGTCTGCCTTTACAGAGAAAAGTAAGGTTGGCAGGTCGTAAGTAAAGAACTTCTGCTTTCGGTAAGGAACGTGGACTGTCTGGTAAGGAAAATCGCTTACCCAGTTATGTCGTCGTTCAACCTCTGCATACCCGACTTCTCTGCCGAACTCTAGGATGATGACATCTACGTCGTACTTCCCGCCCTCCTCGACTTGCTTGCCCCACCTGGTAGAGATGTAGTTCATAACGGCATCTTTAGCAGGGCCGTCATTCTCCTCATGGAGTTGGGCATCAAACTTCTTAGTCGCCACAAAAGCACTCGATAGATTCTTCAAACATATCTCCCTGCCGGTCTATAAACCTGTGAATGTCTGCATACTTCGGCCTGTCAATACGAAACCTGTTGCCGTCTCCTTGTGTCTGGGTTTCTGCCCATTCCTCTTGTTTAGCCCACCAGATTGCCCGTTTAGGATCTTGAGCGACCAGAGTAGTGATCTTTGGCAGAGCCTTTAAAAAGCACAGGTCGCAATTTCCCCCAATGGTTTCGCCATTGATGACCGGCAGCTCTAGGTCAAATGACTGCTCAGACCAAAATTTCAGGACATCAGCTTTTACAACCCCTGACTCAGCAAGCGGCATAACTGGTGTTTCAGCAGCGATCCTAGACTTCATTTTTGCTACTCGCCTTTGTTCATCAGCTCTTATGCCAATCATATTCTGCCATTCGTCCCACCCGAATGTCTTAACAAATCTAATTACAGTGTCAATTTTTAATGCTTGTGTGCAAAACCTAGCACGAACATTAGGTAGCATTTTCCTTTCTCTAATGATTTCTTCAAAAGGCTCTCCATTCCTGCTTGCTGTATCAAAGTCAACTAGCTCAAACTGTTTATTTGGCCGGTATTCAATCCAGTTAATTTTTATATGCCAATTGTCTTGGCAATTTTTTACAAACCTAAGTGTTTCTTCTTGCTCTTTACCCGTGTTTGCAAAACAAATTATTGTGTCTTCTGGGAGACCATTGTTTGATTGCAAAACCCGCCAAAGCATATAAGCAGAAGTCCTTCCGCCAGAAAATGAAATTACTGTCGGCTCGTCAATTTTAAAATGATCGCTCAAGGATTCTCCTAATCGTTTCGTTAAGTGCGTCTAGTTCGTCCATCTTCTTTAACTTCCACATATTCCGCTGCCCATGCCAGCCGTTCTTAGATCCGGTATGGCAGTCTTTACACAGGGGAATACATATGTACTGTCGATGCTGTTTGACATGGTGGGCATCACTTGGGCCTTCTGCATCACAGACAACACACCGCATCTCTTTGATAAGCCCAAGGTAGGCTTTTTCTTTGGCGTTTAACTTGTTAAGCATTCTCGGCCACCCAAGCAAAAACCTGCTCTAGGTACTCCGAGAACTCTTGCTTGCTGAGTTTCGTAGTGGACGGCCAGACCATGATGACTTCGCCGTGGATCTCCAAAACATCTGGCTGGAGAAAGGTTCGTTTGAAATACTCATGCCAGTTGGGTGCGGTCTGGTTAGTCTTCTCAGCAAGGATCTGGAGTTCCTTCCAGTAAAGCGCATTCTGGTCGGCAGTCCTGTTAGGTGGCTTGATCTCTACAGAATGTCCGTCAGGAGCCTGGGCAACCATCTGTAGGACTGTCTGGCGGTTGCCGTCAAGGATGAACTTCATAGGTTCTCCCATGCTGTTCTAGCCACTTCTGGAACTTGCCCGTTTCCAATGGCTTTAAGTCTGTCCACCCTAGCGGCCACCCCATCAGCCACTCGACCCACGTCGGGTTCAACTTCCCACCAACTTGTGCCGCCAATGTTGGGGTGTTGCGTTCTGATTCCGATGGTGCGTTCGTTTCTTTGGCATTGTGCGCTGTCGGTGTCGGCCAAACCGGAACCTTCCCTTGAGCCTTCCTGACATCCCGTCCCGCTATTGCAGATGCTTCCTCTAGGCTCATCTCCCCGTCTAACCATGCTTTCCGCATGATCCTGACTGTCCCCTCGCATGGCATCAATGAAGCCGTTGGTGTCGGATACATTCTTCTTCCGACTACCGTCTCTAGATTCGGGAACCTGTTTTCGTTCCACGCAGATTCTGGCGTTATCGTCGCTGCCATCGCAGAACAACTTCTTGGGGTCGGCCAAGACTGCTTTGATCCATATTCTGTCTCTTTGGTGAGGTGCGCCGACATCTGCTGCTCCCAGCACTCCCCATCTCGCATCAAACCCCATCGAGGCCAAGTCTCCGAGTACGGTTCCAAGTCCCCTAGAAGTGAGCATTGGTGAGTTCTCCACAAAGACGAATCTGGGTCGTACTTCGTGAATGATCCGTGCCATTTCTCGCCACATTCCTGAACGCTCTCCGTCAATTCCTGCGCCCTTTCCTGCGGCTGAGATGTCCTGGCATGGAAACCCGCCAGATATGACGTCAACAATGCCTCGCCACGGTCTTCCGTCAAAGGTTTGAACGTCATCCCAAATCGGGAAAGGCGGGAGAACTCCGTCATTCTGTCTGGCGGCAAGTACGCAAGCTGCGTAGGGTTCCCACTCGACTGCACAGACTGTTCTCCATCCGAGGAGATGTCCCCCAAGTATTCCTCCACCAGCACCTGCGAATAGAGCCAACTCATTCATGCGGCCCTCATTGTTCTACGCATGACTTCTGCCTTAAAATTAGGCCAACTATCAAACTCTGACGGGCGCAGTCCGAGTTGGAGTCCTTTACTCTCAATTCCTGTAGCGGTCTCCCACCAGTTGACTACCTTGCCTTGGACTTGCACTACATCTTCTCCGAGGTCTACACCCCAGTCGTCATCCCACCTTTCTGCTCGTAACCAAGTGGCTGCGTGAGGAATAAATATCCCACCGTCTTTTCTCCACTGGTCTTGTTGCTTTGCTAGTTCAAGTGCTTTGATGATCTTCTCTACTGGGGGTCTTATCTTCTCTGTCTGGCTCCAGGCTTTTCTTGCTTCGCCCTTGGCTACTTTTCTTGGGTATGCCTTCCAGAACTTCTCAAAGTCTTCCATCTTCTTCTCCTAGTAACTCCAACTGGTCTTCGTTTTGTACTTCAGGCAAGACAATTATACAAGGGTCTCTTTTTGTCAATAGTTTTGACCACCTTGTTTTTTTCTTTCCCTCTTGGTCAGCGGCTCTGCCCACTCCGTTTCTTGGCCCCCAAGGATTTCCACCTGCTAAACCGTCACAAGTCCAGCCGGACGCTTTAAGGCTTGTGCCTGTCTCTTCGTCTGCGAGAATGTAAGTCTGGATCTTGATGTAGCCCATTTCCTTGCCCGCTCTGGCTGCTGCTGAGTAGAGCATTGAGCAGACATTTTTTGTCCCGTCTGAGACCAGTCTGGTGACTTCTAGGACATCTCTTGGACTACCGGCTAGTCTTGCTACTGGCCTTCCTATGATGGCTGCACCGTGGACTTTGTTCTCTTCATCTATCACCCCTAACGAGAACCTGTGTCCTACTGTTGGCTTGTGATGTCTATGCCATGCTTCGACCACTTTGTTTGCTTCTTCTAGTTCTAGTGGGATTACTCTCAGCATCCTTTTCTCCATAGGTTCCCCAAGGGTGGAAGCCCACCAGATCCCAGGAACCAACTCTTTGCAACCTTTATAAACATTCCCTAGATACCCCATAAGGCTACGATTCTTTCATCCACAGGTTTGTCTCCACCGCATGCCCTGTGAACTACCTGAGTCCCTCGTAGACAGGCTCAGACCTAAACGTAGGGTGTACACGCTAGGTGTCTTTTCTTCCTGGCCGCCGATTCAAGCGCACTACTAACGGGAGGAGTCCGACTGGAAATGAAAAAACCCCTAAGTGAGACTTGGGCTTGACAGGCCAGCACGGGAACGAGTGCGTGCATAACAAGCCTCACTTAGAGGTTCTTTCTCGTTCCTAATGCTGGAGCGTCACTTCCAGTACCGACACATTACTCCACATCTCCGTCAGCTGTCAACTCAACAATTCGCTGTACATATCTACCCTTTGAGTTCTTACGCCAGCCGTGGACAAACACCCGCCAGCCAGAAGCCAGCATGATAGGAAACGCCTCATTCTCACGGATCTTTTTAATCCGAGCTGACACGCCTGTCGAGGTTGTCTGGACGGCCCAGGTCTCGCCGTTACCCAAAGCCAGTAGATCTATACACCCGTAGAGGTCTACACGCTTCCTAGAGAAAGCGTTCCAGTACTCACAGATCCACGGGATCATCCCTTGATCTCGGAGGTAGGCTAGGCTTCTTTGGGTGGGTGATTTAGTGGCCATGTATCAAATATACAACATAGGGAAAATACTTAGTTGACTTGTCTACACATGGGTGTATAGTTCTACTCATGGCAGCAATCAAGCGGCCTAAGGAGAAGAAAAATGCAAAACCTAAACGACGCAATCATCAACTACGCAAAAGCAGTAGCAGCAGCAGAAGTAGAGATTCAAAACAAAGCTGGCCAGAAGATGATAACAAATGCCCTGCATAACGTAGAAATGGCTAGGGTCTACTTAGAGAAAAATGGAGTAACCCTACCGATCGGGGTTCCACACTAAAACAGACGGGGGCTACGGCCCCCATCAAGGAGAAGAAAATGTCTTATGTCTACGGGTATGACGCAAACACAGCAGCACTAGAAATGTGGCACAGAGCGCAAGAGCAAGCAGAGCAGGAAAGAGAAGAGATGGCCGGTAACATCGTTGATAGTCTGCGTGACTCCGGTCAAAAGATGCTGCTTCTGGCTAACCAGATTGAGTCTGGCATCTCTACGCTAGACCTCGATCACGCTGGCGAACACACCGACTGGATCGCCGAT